TTTGTTTATTGCAGGTGAAGGCTATCATAAAAATCATCACGAAAATTTTAAAAGAATTAGACTACATAAGTTTGATACTGGTGGTTGGTTAGCAGAGAGATTATTTAAAGATTATGAACCAAAAAGAAAGACTACTTAAACAATCATTAGCTATTAGAACATTTCCTATTGCAAAGATAAAAGCAATATGTGATAAGTTCAAATTAGATAATCATACAGAGGTAAAACCATTCTCATCTAAAATTACAGAGTGGTTAGAACCTGTAATTGATTTATCAGATTTTTCCTACTTGTATCCAGCAAATGGCGTTACCGAAGGACTTAATTATTGGTATATGCAAGAGGATAGAAAAGTTTTCAGACATAAAGACGACTATGTATGGTTGCCAGAAAGTCATTCAGGTGATATAATATATTTAAGTTGTCCTTCATCTATTGATGGAAATATGGTAGAAATACCTACAACTATGCCTGTCGCTTTAGATATCGCATATGTTGGTTCTCTATCTGAAAAAATTAAAATAGATGTGCCTTACAATGTAGAAAAAGTATTTTTTTCATTAAGTAAATGTTTTGGACTACGAAATTATAGAATAGGATATTACTGGTCAAGAACACCAGATAAACAACTAGAAAGATTAATAGGTTCAGCAAAATATTACAACTATCATTCAATGGCATTAGGTGAAAAAATAATAAAAGAAGTAAGCCCTTTTGAGGTTAATAATACTTTAAAAAAATATCAAGATAAGATATGTAGAGAATTAAATTTTAGTGCTTCAGATAGTGTGTGGCTGGCAACGACAGAAAACGAAGAATATAATAAATTTAAAAAAGGTAATACAAACAGAATTAGTTTGTGTGATTTAATACAAGATGAATATAACAGGCGTATCATTTAGTCATAGTGAAAACTCTATGAGTTATAGAGGTTTATTGTTAATGAATCATTTTATTAACTTTAATAATCTAATAAAAATAGATTTACCTATATGTGATTCAAATAAACCTAATGGTGTGATACCTAAAAAAGTAGAAGAGTTGGATAACAAACTAAAAGAAAGTGACGCATTAGTATTTTCAATACCTGAATATACAGGACATTATTCAGTAGGCTTTAAAAATCTTATGGATTGGTTAGTTGTCAAGGCATATTATAATGCAGATTTAGGACAAAAATATTCAATATCAAATAAACCTGTATATGTAATAACTTTTACACCAGCAAAAAAAGGCACAGGTGATAGACATTTTGATATGACAAAAGACTTGTTAGAAAAGTTAGGTTGTAGAGTAAATAAGATGTATGTAAAAAATGATTGTTGGGATAATTTAGTACCTGATAATTATGACTTTGTTAAAAAAGAGTGTAAAGAAATATTAAGAAAAGATATGGAAGATGAAGTAAATGGTTGGCAACTAAAATATGAAGAATGGGATAATAAATGGAAGTAAAAGGCTTATATTGGTTAAAAGATAATTATATCAAACCTTATGATATTGATGAAAGCAAAAGAATAATTATGTGTGGTGTTCCGGGTGCCTTTACAGAAAATTGTACATATGAACATCTACCAGGTTTTGTTAATAAGTTAGATAAACTAAAAGAGTTAGGAATAGATAAAGTCGTATTTGTTTCAGTAAATGACGCTTATGTAATGTGGACTTGGAACAAAATGCACGGCCATAAAGATATTGATAGTGTATCAGACCCGATAGCTGAGTTTGCTAAATCAAAAAAGAAAGACCTTGATTGGGGGAAAACTTTTGGTGTTAGAAGTTCAAGATATGCTTATCTATGGGAAAATGGTAAGATTGTAAAAGAATTTAAAGACCCTTATATTGATGGAGTGATAAAAGAATTATGATACCAGGAATAGCAGAATATTTAAACATTAAACCAGACTATGATACTTTTAATAGATTATATGTTGAGGTAAAAGCCACGTCATCAAACACTTTTGGCAAAACACCTTTTAAAAGTTATTCTTTAGAAGATAATAGAACAGGTGTGCCTACAGGATATGAACAACAATTTGATTCTATATTATCAAAACATAGACAAGTACACCCTTATTATCAATTTCGTTCAACAGGTTTCAATACGGCAGATAGCACAGAAAAAGATGTGTTTGCTCATACGGATATAGATTTAGATACTGAACACCCTAATGGTTATAATATTGTAATACCTATTTTTGGCAATTCTAAAATTGTGTATTATGAAACAAATGAAGATGAGATTTATTTGCCAGAAAAGAACGCTCACGGTTATGCATATTACCACGAATTCATAGCACAAAAACAAATGGGACAATATACACCAGAGTTTGAAAAGTTTTTAAGTGAAAGAGAAATAGGTCATATTGTAGTTGATAAACCAATATTAATACAAACTACATTAATGCATAGAGTGGTGGTAACAGAGGCACCAAGATGTGCTTGGGTGACAAGGTGGAATAATATTCCTAAAGATATAAGTTTTAGTCAATTCAAACAAAAGGTAGAAAATATATTATGATAAATCCAGAAAAAATAGATGTACAAATAAAAGAATTATCAAAAGAACAATTAATTGACATTTCAAAAAGCATACACAAACAAGGTGTAGCAGTTTTTTACAATCAAGAATTAAATGAATCTGAATACATAAACACACTAAAAAAATTTGGTGAATGTGAGGCACCAGATTTGTTTATGAATCCTAAAGAGTATCCTGAAATATTTTTAGTCACAGGTAAGAGAGATAAAGATGGTAAAAAAATAGGTATGTTTGGTGATACAGAATTAGGCTGGCACTCTAATGGTAATTCAAGACATTTAATTGATAAAATATTAATTAGTTTATATTGTGTTAAAGAAGATATCAATACAACTTTAAGTGTTTGTAATACTCAACAACCTTTTTATGATATGTCAGATGAAGAAAAAGAATACTGGCGTTCTATTACAATCAGACTTAAATTTAAAAACAATACAATATATGATTTAGAAGAAGGTGACCCCGAGTTAGAGTTTATGAGTAAGAATAAAGGTAGTATTCGTAAATTAGTTGGCGTACACCCACACACAGGTTTAGAATACTTTTATTTTCCTTATCACTTTATTATAAAAGCTTGGGAGGGTAAAAAACAAATAGACCACGAAGAAATGATTAAAAAGTTAATGCCAAAAATATTTAAATCACAATATCAATATCATCATATATTTAAAGAGGGCGATTTATTATTAATGGACCAATTTACAAGTTTACACCGTAGAACACCTGTAATGGATAATAATCGTTTATTGTGGAGAATAGCTGCAGATTTTAAAAATGTCTATAAGTAAACAAGTTCCCTGGCCAAAGATTATAACTGACTCTGGTGAAATACCAATGAAAAGAAGGTATGCATTTAGAGATATGTCATACCTTGATACACTAGAGGCACGACCTATTTTTGAAACACAAGCAGATATTGTAATTAAAAATAATTTTAAAGGTATAGTAGATATAGGTTGCAGACACGGACCTATAAATGACTTCTTAAAAGAAAAAAATTATACAGATTATGAATACTATGGATTTGATACGTCTGAAGAACCTATTGAGTTAGCTAGAAAAAGATGGGGCAATAAATTTAGATATGAAGTAAATGATTGGGCAAATTTAAAAGGTGTTGAATTTGATGTTGATTGTGTAATTTTTAGTGGTGTATTATTATATGAAAAAGACCATTATAAAATGTTTACTGATATTATGAAGTTTTACAATTGTAATAATGCAATCATACAAGAGCCATATCACGAACAAAAATATTATGAAGAGAGATTAAAACTCAAAACTATTACTAATGATATGCAACAATATAGTTTTTGGGAAGAACATATTGTAGAGGCAGAAATTTTTTGTGGTAGAAGATTAGTAGCACACGCAAAGTTATTATGATTGTAAAAAGATATTCTGAAGACCCTAACAAGTATTGGCCTTTGATAGAAAAGTTTAGATTAAAAACTTTTGACGAAGGCAATGATAGTTTGACTTATAAGAAATATAATCCTGATAATAAAGATATTGAAACTTGGATGTGTTTTAAAGATGATGAGTTAATATCAATATCGGCAGCTGAAAAATCTCATTATACAAATGACCCTAATATAGCTGTAAGAGTTTGTCGTTATCATATCTTAAAAGAACATAGATTTAGCCATTGTGGTTTGATTATGGGAGAACACCAAATAAAATGGGCAAGAGATAATGGCTTTAAAATACTATACATTACTCATAACATTAAAAATAAAGCAATAAATAATCTGTATCAGAGAAAAAAGAAAATGACTGATAAAGCATTTAAAGATTATATAAAAGGAGAATGGTACACTAAACTACAATTAGAAAATAAGTTTTTATTTAAAACTGGTAAAATGTTGCAATATGTTTATAGCATAAGACTACAAGATGACAATTTTAAATGGCAACCTAAATCTGATTATATTATAGAAAGAGAACATAATGGACAAATTAACTAAACATAAACTACCTAGCGTGGCAGACCTAAAACTTGATATTGATTTAGATGAATTAAGAGCGGCTACAAATAAATTAGCAGGAGAATTTAAAGATGTAAGGTCGGCTAATCCTATGTTGTGTGATAATCATATGGAGTTAGTAGAAAGTGTATATGATAATTTTGAACAAATAAATTTAACAACACCTAGTGAAATATTACCTCATACTTTAAGCATAAAAGAAAGACTTAAAAGAAAAGAAGAACACTTATATAATGTGCCTACGCCAGAATATAAAGGTAGTTATTTTGAAAAAATTGTTAAACAATGCAAATCGCCAGCTAGTAGAATTAGAATTACAAAATTAGCACCAGGCAAAATGATACCATTTCACGTTGATTATGATGTAAATTATGGTGTCAGATGTATAGTGCCTATTTTTGGTGGTAATAATGTGGTAAACTTATTTAAAAGAGATAAACTTGAAGCATATACTTTAGAAGATGGCACAGCTAACTTTTTAAATATAGGTTTTAAACACGCAGTTATTAATATGAGTAATAGACCAAGAATAGCTTTAATGTTTACTTTAAATGGTACAAAAGATATAGAAAAACTATTATAAATAGTATAAAGGAGAAAATGTGATATGATTACAATTGATGGAAAAACTTATGATGAGACAAAATTCAGTCCAGAATTACAAAATTACCTAGTGGTAAGACAAGAAATTCAGGTCAACGCTACAAGACATAAACTTGAGCTTGAAAAAATTGACGTTTTGACAAAACATTATAATGCTAAAATAGTAGAATTAATAGAAAAAGAGAAACCAGAGATAGAATCAGAGAAGAAATAGATGGCCGCTATAGCTAACTTAACAATAGACCAAGGCGCAACTTTTACCTCGGATGTGACGGTGAAAGACGCCAATGGTAATGCTTTTAATTTGACAGGTTATACGGCAAGAGCAAAGTTAGCAAAAGGGTATCAATCCACGCAAACTAGACAAGATTTCACAACTACAATAGCTTCAGACGCTGCTACAGGTGTAGTGACTTTATCACTTACAGCAGCTCAAACAACAGCCCTAGATGATACTAGATATGTCTATGACCTAGAAATCCAGACAGGAGATGTTGTAACCAGAGTAATTGAAGGAATTATCTCGGTACGTCCACAGGTTTCAACTTAATTCTAACTCGTTTTCGTTATAAATATAGAAAAGAGAGGGAGATTTATGCCTGATATTACAGCTAAAATCAACGTTAATACAAGTGCCGGTCCACAGAAAGTAGCAGTAACCTTACCCTCAGCTCAGGCAGCTGGGAACAGCACTTTACAATTAAAATTATTAGGCGATGTTGACACGACAGACTTAAATGATGGTGCATTATTACAATATAGAGCTTCAGACGGTAAATTTGTAACCA